CCCCAAAGGATACATTGATCTGTACCTCTTCTCCTGACGGGGCTAAAATTGTTTGTTTAAGGTCTAATCTCGGTTCCAAATTGTCCAACTCATTTCTCAAAAATTTGGAGTCAGCGATAGGTAACATACTTACAAATCTCGAAATATCACTTCTATCTTCATTTCCGTCAACAGAAACAATATTCATCTCCAATCTTTTTGTTACTATTGGAGCGACCATACCATTAGGATAGGAATCTCTTATTTTCCTCAAAGCAAATTGGTCACCCCAAGTTAACAATTTTACTTTCACTTCGTTCCCCGCCTTTGGAAGTTTGATGGTGTAGTGACCATTTTGATCCGGTTCTTTTTCTAATTTCTTGAAATTTAGTTCATCCAAATTAATATCCGTTTCAAAAACCTGTTTTGTCTTGGGGTCAGTTGTTTTAATTTTGTATTGTGGACCAAATGCCGTATTTCTCAAAAAAACCAATATGGCTTCCGCATCACCTTCTAAAAGTTGTTCAGGTTGGATATCAGGTTCATATATTTTACTTCTCAAGAGAGTTAAAATCATATTGTTAACATCTTTGAGATTTTGACTCATCAAAACATTCTCATCGGAGGCTGTTAGATACCCCACCTTTAACGCTTTCTTTCCCGAAGCATAAAATTTACCTTGTGATGGTAATGGGACCACATCGTGTGGTAAGTTAAAATTTTCTTGTCCGTAAATTAGTAGACAAGAATACATCTATCAGGACGAAGTGTTGCTGTGATGGTTGCGAGACCATCTTCACTATATCCTAACGAATCAAAGTTAACATCAGAAAGGAAAGTACCTTGTAAAATCCACTTTTCAACCACAACACCGGTTGGATCTAAAAGTTCAAGGTCAATGTCTTTCTTGTAACCCGCAGCATAACCCATACGACCTGTGACAGATTCAGCATGAAGTCTAACCCACTCCATAAGTGCTTGTGACGCTGATGGTCCGATTGGATCTCTGAAGGTAACATTGATGGTATTCCAATTAAATCTTCCTGCAACATAGGTAGAGGTATTTAAAAATGGAATTTCAACGGGGTTGATTGTAATTTGTGGTCTTGAGGTTGACTCAACAAACCACTCATTTATACCCAAAGATGAAGGAAATCTGAGGATAAATCTATTTTTTCTTTTGGGTTCATAAGGAACCGGCATTTTCATTAGTAAGTCTGCCATATTTTCTATTTACTTTTATTCAGTTTATTTTATTTCTTTATCTAGTTAGTTCACTAGGTAGTTTATTTTAATAATAAATATTCTAGTTTTTATTTTATTTCTTTTTTTTGTCCTCCATGTGTTGCAAAAACTTTTACTGGACTTTCTTCCGGATATTCTTTTTCTAGAAATCCTTTGATTTTTTCTATATTTCTAAGATCGTCATCGGAAAATCCTATTTGGGGTACAAAAAAATTCTTTACATCATTCTTGAAAAATGCTCTGTTATTTAATTTTGCAGACATTTCTTTTACATATCCTATGAATTCTCTTAAAGCGTTAATTTTACCTTGTTCGGGGTTTTGAGCACTTCCCTCTCCATATGTCACAGGATAAAATTTACACAAGTTGAGATACTCGTCGATCATTTGGGTTTTTGAAGAGTTAGTGACTTCACCAGTTAATTCACGGTATTTTTTTAGATTTTCGTAACAAACATTTCCATTTAATCCATTATAATTCATCAATAGATAATTTTTGCAAGCTTCACGAATAGCTTTTGGTGAGTGACCCCTCGCCGTAATAATTGCAAATATAGATCCACCATTTAAACACTCTACAAAGTCGTTCCATGATGGACCGGGAGGTGCGGTGAGAGCATCAATCACAAATTGTTTATCCCCTGCAACTGAAAAATGTCTAAAAGGATCTTTTGCGAAACCTACTATAGTGAGTCCGTGATAAATAAAGGGTTCTTTCCCGATCTGTTCACGGTATTTTGCAAAATCTTCACTACCCATACCCACCTCTCTATCGTCATCTGATAACACCAATATTTTGGTCGGCATATAAACAATATTATCGTCCCAATCAAAAGCGTAATACTTTGAATCAGGAGTCAAGTCTTCACCAAAACCTTCAGAGAGGAATTTTTCCTCTACATATTCTGATATTATTTTTCGTAGTAGTTTCATTTTTTAAAAAAGGGGGAGACCTTTTCTCCCCCTTTTATTAAATAGTTGTTTAGATATTTTCAAACGATGCACCTGTTGGTGTGATTACAAATTCAATATCAATAAATTCCAAAGATCTTGTTGGTTTGATATAAATCTTACCTGTTAATTGGTTTCTATCAATATCTTCAGGGGAACTTGACACAGTTACTCTGAAGTCAGTAAGACCTCTGTCTCTTCTGATACCATCTAAGATTGGATTGACGGCATCCAAGAAATCCTGTCTTACCTGTTGGTCGTTCTGTTCGAAGAGAAGTCTAACAGCAACTGCGGAAATCAACTTACGAGCTTGTAACAACAATCTTCTTACGTTGATTCTGTCAAGAGCTGACTCACGTACCTGAAGTGTTTTGTTACCCCAGATAACTGGACCAACATCAGAGAAGGTAGCAATTGGGTTGAGTCTTCCTTGATAAAGGATGTCTCTATCTTCTTGTGTAAGTTTTCTTCTTGCTTTAACAGCATTTACCAAACCTCTTGAGTAACCTGCTGATGCGAACCAGGGGAATGCAATATTATCTGTAAGTGCCAAGTTTCTCACAACTTCTGATGTAGGTGGTATCCAAAGATTTGTGTTGTTAACACTATCTTTAACCAAAATCCAGGGATAGTAAGTTGCGGTGTAGTTAGAATCAATATCACTATCTTCTAAATTAACAACAGCATCTGTAGGATAAATGAAGTCCTCAGGATCTGAAGTAGTCGCTACAAACATATCATAGTCAGGTGTGGTTGTGATGTAAATTGAGTCAGCTCTATCTTGTTCAACAATATCAATAGCATCTTGAACGAGAGCTAAATTATTAACATAATCGATACCTGGTGTTACAAACACATTGATGTTAACAGACGCAGGGTTATTAAATGTTTGGAAACCCTTAAGGTATGCGTAGTAGTCCGTGTTTGCCCATTCAGTGTTCTCACCATCGGTGATCTTCTTGAATGCTCCCCATCCTGAAGCGTCAGGGAATTGTGCCGTCGCCGCTGCTCCGAGAAGATATTTGGTATCTCCGAGTTGGTAGGCATCTGCGTTGGTTCTGTATTCTCTGTAGATATCCCATCCATCAAATCCACCAGCAGGTAAGAGAGTAAATTTACGTGAGTAAATTTTATAGTAAGGACTTGTTGATGAAGTTGGTTCCGCTTGGAAAGTAGCAACACCACACTGATATGCTGATTGACCCGAAGTTACATATATACTTGGAATCGTGATAGCACTTGCGTTAATATCCATGTGGAAACCTTGAGTCAAGTAAGTCCAGTCAGCTGATGTTGTATCAGTTGCAATGTTATCAGGTAATTGTTTTCCTTTGTATGAGAAGAAGTCCGCATCATAACCTTGTACGTTAGATAGACCCAAGTAAGTTCTTCTAACTTTATCACCTGAACTTCTAACACTTGAAGCTCCACCACCTGCTGTTAATACGGGTGTATTAAATGGGGGTGTATAAACAAGTTGTCCTGGTGTGTAGTATTGTGTTTTATAAACCAAGAAGGGAGAAATGTTAGTTGAATAATTTCTTGAGATATATCCTTCGAAACCACAGGGAAGAGAGTCAACGGGGTGACCCTCGACAATCTCAAGCATGATATACTTTGACTTCAATTCGTACTCACCATTAGCGGTACCAACCTTCAAAGCTATGTAACTTGGACTTGAAACATCCATAGTACAATTCGCAAATCTTTCCAAAACTACAGGATTTTCATCTGTATCGTAGAAATCACGAACCAAGATATCAAAGTTGTTGTTTGCGAAAGACATGTTAACCAAAGAAATCTTGATTTGTCTGTTAGCGTTATTACCATCGGAGATAGAAATAAATCTGAACAATCTTTCAACTGTATCACCACGAAGTTCAGAGACAACATAAGGTGTAGATGGTGTTTGATATTGTTCACAGTACCAACCAATAGTATCAGGATCTAAACTTTGTGCGGAATCAAAAGAAACCAAACTTGTCGAAAGACCTCTAATTTTACCTTGATTGTAAAGTGTTGCCATAAGACCTGAATACTCTTCTTCAATGAACAAAGGAACTTCCGTTCTATCTTTGTTGAAGTTGGATCTACCAAACACCTTACCAACAAAATCAGTATTAGATGACTGGAATGAAGTTTGGAAACTGAATGTAACCGAATCTTTTGTAATACCAGAAACTGTGAAGTTATTGAAAGGATTTTGTGAAATACCATTCAAGTTATCTAACATAACAACATCGGTAGTTCCTGTTACTTCGTAGGTTGGGTTATTGTTATCATTATATAGTGAAACACCTCTTGATCTGAAAGTACCAACAACTAAGTTATGAGAATCAGAGTAAGTATCTGCTGTATAAGAGTTAACAAAACCGACACAAGTACCTGTGTAAGAACCAGTTCCGTTAGTCGTCAATGTACTTATTCTTGATGTGAAGGACAAACCAGTGTAAGTATCATTGGTTAACTCAAACAAACTATAATACCATGTATCGTTACTTACCGCTGTTAAATCCGCACTTGATGCGTTCAAATTATCACAACCAAACACGTTAACAAGTTCTGTGAAACCAGCAGCTGTAAGTGCATTGAATGTACCTGCGGATAAAGAACCATATACATAAGCAGTATCTCCTGACAAAGTATTGTCTGAAATAATATCAAAAGCAAAACCCTCGATTTCATCTAATACAGTAGAAGTAGTACCATTTGCAAAAGTTACAGTATTACCTGTGACACTTGAAATGTATGAACTAGCACCACCACCTGAAAGGGTAATAGAGACGCTACTTGTAGAAGCTGTCGTACCCACAAAAGTGAAACCAAAAGTACCTAAGTTAGAGGACAATGCAACGGTGTCTACATCAGGGTTAGAAATGGTTTTGATTGACCAAGAAGGACCAGCATCATAACCAGAAAGACCCAAAATTCTTGTAACGAAAAGTTGGTTGGATTGTTGAAGATATGCTTTAGCAATATAAGCTGCCTCATATTTTGGGATTTGAGTGTTTACAAATTTGGTTGGATTGGTTCCTCCAAAATACAATTGGAATTCATCGAAATTTTTGATGAAGACGGGTTCAAATGCGGGACCCTGTAATGTCTCACCGACGAGACCCAACGTGGTAACACCCACACTTTGAGCCACAAACGATAAGTCTCGTTCTGAAGTATATACTCCAGGAGATACGAATACTGAATTTGCTGTTGCCATTTTTTGATTAAAAATTCTTTACTTTTATTTTTTCATAAATATTATGGAAAATCTCAAAAGAATGAGGTAACAAAACAAATTTTCAAAAAAAGATAATTTTTTCATACTTTTTTATCCTTGATTTAAAACATCAATAACGTATATTTTCTATATGAAGAATATAAAAATATCAGAAGAACATCATTTAGTATTAAAAAATTATTGTATGAAGAATGGTATTAAAATTCACAAATTTGTGGAAAAATTAATAACTGATAATTGTAAAAAAAAGAAAGACATATATGGTGAATGATCAAATCAACTTTGATGTCACCATAATTTTACTATCTTCATTACTGTCAACTTTTCTTATTGTTATTAAAACGGTATCACCATTATTGACAAAAACTAAAGGTGAATTTTCACCAAAATACTCGTTATTGACGTAGACATAATAACTCTCAACATTAATTAAATCACCAAATGTAAGATCGGCATTGAAATCAAACTTTTGACTCAAAGTTGTAAGACCATTTAAATAACTAAAAGAAAAGTCAGTATCTCTTAAATCAGGAACAACAAATTTTTGTCTTTTCCTTTTCGCAGGTACTACCTCAACCATTTGTAGGATTCTATTGATAGCGGGATAGACCTCGAATTCTTTTTCATCAATCAAAAACCCAAGCATTGTAAAACTATAATCTTGAATATAGTACTTTCTTTTTTCCAAATCCAAAACAGATTCATCCGAAACATTTTCTAATATAATCGGAATATAGTGACCCTTAATAAATGTATAAGCCTGTCGTGAAGCAAATTTAGAAACAACGACTTTATTGAATGCGTTCAATTCAGTCATTCTATTACAGAAAATTTTTACATTAAAAGTAATATCAACAGGAACAGGTTGGGGTATTTTGTAAATATCCATCCCCTTTCTGTTCCCATCCCATGTCGGAACCTTAGCGTAATAAAACATTTTCTTGTTGGGAATGTTATATTTCAAAGCAGGATTAGATCCAAATTTTACATCGGGATTTCTAACGGTGGCAATAAAAGGTGGATTTATATTTTCATCCAAATCCGTGAAATTCCAAGTTTCAGCAAATTGTGCCCAATTCTGAGTAGTGATTATAATATCAATGGTGGGTATTTTTTTTCCTGAAACAACGGTTGAAAGATCATTCTTAACAAACTCCAACATCCCCAAATCAAGATCTTCGTGTAAAATACTTTTGGGAAGATAAGTTCCATCTTCAGTAATATAATCCAAAAGTTGTTCCCTCCTATCAAGAAGTATCTTATCAGGAACTAAATCAATTTTCTTCTTTATCTTTTTTGGAAATCCCATCAGTTTCCTCTAAATTCGTTGTCCTTAACGGGTGAAGCAATAATTGTCCTATAATAAGGATATACTCCTCCGTAAGTGTGTTTATTGTCTGAAGTTACTTTTCCGTCGTTTACTACAGTATAATATCTGACTCTTGATTCGGTTTCATAATAACCGATATAATCACCATATTTTATATCTATACCCAACTCTTCGAGTTCTGAAATATAAACAGATATTTGAATATTTCCAGGTTCTAAGTTTCTGAGTTTGGTGGATCCCAAGTTTTCATTTTGGGGTTCCATAACTCTTACATAACCTTTGAATTCAACGGGTGTTTTATAAACAATTCCATCTTCTTCTACTTCACCGTAAACATTACTTTTTTTTGTTTTGGACTGATCTATTTGATATAGAACTAATGTAAAGTTCATATCACCATAGAGCCATTCTTGACCCATCTCTAATTCTAAAGAAAAATCTTTATCACCAAAAAATTTTGAAAGCCTGTTTATAGGTACTTTTCTATTCATACACTATAAATATTGAAAATAAGTTTTTTATTCGGGTAGTGGTACTTGGTCGAAATAATGATATAGTCCCCCAACTTTAAGTTTTCCTGACTTTATTTGCTCGAGAACTGAATTAAAAATATCTGAATTAACCTTTAAAGCTCCGCCAACATATTCCAAACTCTCTAAGGATGTGACCGCAGTGTTACGAATATCCAAATCACCATCCACACTCTTCAAACTATTCAAATGTTTCAGGTTTTTAGCATCATAAAGATCAAGATTTCCGTAAACCTCAACCAAATTATTAAAACATTTTAAGTCCTCAGAACTAAAAAAAAGAGTATGAAGAATTCTTCTCTTGAAAAAATCTAAATTACCTTCGAATGACCAATTTTTGTGTCCGTGTTTTTTTAAAAAATTGAGGAATCCACTTTCACCATCAGGGAAAATACCAAAACCAGGTATTAACAACACCTCTTCTGTTTCCTCTTTTAATATTTTCTTGATTAGATCTTTCATGATATTTTAATTCATCTCTTGAAAAAATCCTCCACTCGCTGGAACAGCCCAAATAGGCATCATTGCCGTTGTTGATACCTCTCTATTGAAAACATCCTCCACCCACATCGTTATAAGTTGTTCGAATACAGATTGTCCCTCATTAAACCACGTTGAAAAATTTTCGTAAAATTTGTAATAATAAAAAAGTTCTCCTGATTTTTTTAAACCTATTACCCATTCTTTTGTCTTTGGATTTACAATCCAAATTGACTCAGGTGAGTGCTTAAATCTATTTTCAGGAGTGTCCGTATAAATCTCATAACCTTGTTTCTCCATTTCCATAAAACCATAGAATGCTTTGATCAATGCGGGTTTGAGATCTGATGTTTCCTCCTTCAATATTTTTTTGATCAGGTCTTTCATATTATTGATAAATACACAAAAATAAACTATTTTTTATTACGTTATGGGAGAAACTTCATCCAAGACACAAAATTTGCCCGAAGTCAAGGCGATGTCAATTTTGGACACCTATGAGGGTTCCAATAATTATATCCTGAAATTAAAAAAAAGTTCCAAAAATCAAAAGAACTTTAAGATCTCCAAAAACCAAGCAACATATATTCTAGAAAACCACGACAAAACCCCAAAAGTTGCCAGAAAATGGGTTGATATTGATTTTTATTTTTCAGAGAAAATATTTCTTGATAAATTATTATCCGAACCACCAAAACAAGTTTATATTGAAAAACTATTGGTTGAAGGTGATAAGGCGTTTCATGTGTGGGGGAAGTTTTTTGAAAGTGAAGATTTACACGACTTCTATTTACCAAAAGCCAGTTTGTTGAAGAAACAAAAAGAGGTAAAAATAGACTATGATAAGTATTCTGTCCGACCACCTATGGAACACCAAAAAATCGCAATCGAAAAATTGGTTTCTAATGATAAGTTTATCTTGGCTGACGATATGGGTCTTGGAAAAACAACCTCAACAGTAATTGCATCTTTGGAAGTTGAATCCAAGAAGGTTTTGATTATTTGTCCCGCCTCTTTGAAGATCAATTGGTATAGAGAAATTAAAAACTATACCGATAAAACCATATCAATAGTTGAAGGGAAAAAGTGGGAAAGTGCTGATTATGTAATTGTAAATTATGATATCATCAAAAACTTCCACGATGAATCAAATAGAGAAAACTCTACCATTCTTAAAGAAAACTTTGATTTGGTTATTATTGATGAAGCACATTATATTCAAAATAAAAAAGCAGCGAGAACCAAACTTTGTAATGATGTGGCAGAAAAAATTGGTCGGGTTTGGTTGCTTACAGGAACTCCACTTACCTCAAGACCGATTAACTATTTTAACCTTTTGGAGTTGGTTGACTCTTCCGTTGCTCAAAATTGGATGGCATATGTAAGAAGGTATTGTAACGGATTCCAATTCAGAGCAGGAAACAGGTTGATATGGAATGTAAACGGAGCATCAAATCTTGAAGAACTCCGAGAAAGAACTCAACCCACCATCTTAAGAAGATTAAAAGAAGACATCTTGGATCTTCCCGATAAAATCAGAACACCCGTCTATTTGAATTTACAATCCAACTTATATAAGAGTTTGATGGGGGAATATTATGAGTGGTATAGAAATAGTGAGGAATCCAAATCTTTGGCACTTCAGTTTTCAAAACTTATGAAGGTTAGACAGATAATTGCACAAGAAAAAATACAAAATACAATAGAAATTGCAAACTCGGCGATAGATCAAGAAAAAAAGGTGATTATCTTTACCAATTTTACCGACACTTTGAATCAGTTTGTGGATTATTACAAAAAAGATTGTGTTTATCTTGATGGATCTTGTTCCAAAACAAAGAGACAAGAAGCGGTGGACAAATTTCAAAACGATGAAAATGTCAAAGTTTTTGTTGGAAATTTAAAAGCGGCAGGTGTTGGTATTACCTTAACCGCCGCAGAGGTGGTGATAATGAACGACCTATCATTTGTCCCGTCAGATCATTCTCAAGCTGAAGACAGGGCTTACAGGATTGGACAAAACAACAAAGTCAGCGTTTATTATCCGATCTTTGAAAATACGATTGAAGGTGCGATTTATGATATTCTGACCAAGAAAAAAGATATTTTTGAAACCGTCATGGGGGATAATGTTGATGACGGAAGTGTGGCTGAAGAAATCTTAAATTTAATTACGGAACACTTCTCTTAATATTTATTAAGAAACTATCACATTATGTCTATTGAAACCAAAACCGATGTTTTAAAAAACCAAATCATCTTAGCCGAACAGAGAGACCCACTCTTAACAGAAATGAAATCCATCGGGATTGAGAATTTACCTTACAGTTATACATCTTTAAGGAAGTTTATTGATCCCGAGACTATGAATGTTCACTACAACAAACATTACAAGGGTTATGTAAAGAACCTAAACTCCGCATTGAAAAAGTTAGGGGAAGACGATGTTAATCTTGAGAAGATTGTAAAAAATATATCAAGATATAACACAACAGTAAGAAATAACGCAGGGGGTGCATTTAACCACGCCTTGTTTTGGAAGATGTTAACTCCAGAAAAACAGAATATTCACGGAGAAATTTTAAAAAGGATTAGAAAAGACTTTGGATCTTATGAAAATTTCAAAAACAAGTTTGTAAGCACTGCAACAAGAAAATTTGGATCAGGGTGGTGTTGGCTTGTTCTCACCAAAAGAAACACCTTGAAGATTATCTGTACTTCAAACCAAGATAATCCCCTTATGAATATCATCAAAAACGGTGGTTATCCACTTCTTGGGTTGGATCTTTGGGAACATGCGTATTATCTCAAATATAAAAACAAAAGGGATGAATATGTTCAAAACTTTTGGAAAGTAGTGAACTGGGAGTTTGTAAATAAGTTATACAACGACCAAATTAACAGAGAAAAGAAAGAAGAACCCAAAGAACAGATCAAAGAATCAAGAATTTTGACTGAACAAGACTCGGTTGACCCTTGTAAAGGAACAAGATTTAAAATGGTGGTTTACAACAGATTGTCAAGAAACCAAAAGTTGAACTACTCCAAACTTATCTTTGATGTTTTTAGACACAAGTACTCTTCCAATTGGAAAGAGACCGATAGATCACAAGGTATTGAGTCAGGGTTTTATGATATAGAACAACCCGGAAGATCTGTGTTGAGTTACGCAAACACAAACTACACCCTTATGTGTTTTCTTGTTCTTATGATGAACAAAATCGCAAAAAAGAAGGGATGGGAGAATTTAAATCTAAAATCAGAAGACAACGCAACCTTTGATAAAAATTTCAACAGATTTTTGGGGATGTTAAAAGCCTTCAAAGATGAAATTACCCAAGATTGGGTGATGGAAAAGATACTCGATGTTTTAAAGAAACAACACGAAAAAGGTCAGGCAACAGAAAACAGATTCAAAAAGGTGTGTGAAGAAAAAAGTAACGGAAGAGTCACCGTTGAACTTGTAAGTGGTCTTGGAAATAGAGAAGATTTTTATGGAATTGACGCATATATAGATTTCGGAGACGGAAAGAAGTCCATTCAGATCAAACCTTTTGACGGATATCATATTGATGAAGAAGGTTATTATGTTATTGATAAAACCGCAGCGGTGAAAAAATACAACACAGATCTGATGGGATTTATTTCAAGAAGAGACGAGGTTTTGATCTTCAAAACCAACAATATGGATATTTCAACAGGTAAATATAGGTTCCCAGAAGAAAATAAGGTTGAACTATAATATTTATGTAAAAAAGATAAATGGCAGGAATTAGTCAATCAGAAAGGGAAACCTTATACAAAAGAGTTCTTCACTTGCTCGGGGCTCCCCTCCGTAGTATTGAAATAGAAGAAGAACAGATGGACTCTTTATTGGAGTTCTCTATTCAGGATTACTCTCAATACATCAACGAGTGGTTGATTGAATCACAGTGGACATCACTTTATGGACTAAACCTTGATGAACAATCACTCACAAAAGCATTTATTACAAGAAATTTAGATTGGGCAACACAATATACCTACGCTTACTCCAAAATCGTAGGATTACAAACCGGTGGAGATTGGGTATTAGAAAAAGATTATGTAGATTTGGTTGCGGGACAACAAATATATGAAATACCCGCAGGTCGTGAAATCAACGAATTACTTTGGTTTACCGTAGCAGAATTAAACGGAGGATTTATTGATCCATTCTTGGGTGGATTCGGTGGATTCGGAGGTATGGGTCTTGGTGGACCGGCAGGATACGCTCAGTTTGGTGTTCAAGGAAACTATTTCTTGATGCCTTCTTTCGATATTCTTTTGAGAATGCAGGACAGAAATATCAAACAAAGATTGATCGGAGGAGAATTAACTTATAGAGTAACAGCACTTCCTGATGGAAAGAAGGCATTACACCTCTATAACGTTCCTGGTGGTACCTTTGACTTCGGAAATATTCAAAGAAACCAATATAGAGTTTGGTATTGGTATTATGATACACACAATAAAGACAGAGACGCTTGTTTATCCAACAATCCCGATATAGTAAAATTACCATCAGATATTCCGATAGATGTAGTTACTTGGGATGAACTTAACACACCTTCCAAAACTTGGGTGAGAAGATGGTTCGTAGCCTATGTAAAAGAAACTTTAGGTAGGGTAAGAGGTAAATTCAGTGGTAATTTAAAAACTCCTGACTCCGAACTACAACTTGAATACGATTCTCTTCTAACTGAGGCAAAAGATGAAAAATCTAAATTATTAGAAGAGTTAACATTAAGACTTGAAAGATTAAGACCCGATAAAATGATGGAAAGACAAGCTCTTGAAGCGGAAAACTTAAATAAATCACTTCAATACAGAGCATTCCCCTATTCATTCTTCACCATTTAATATGAGTATTTTAAAATCTACACCCGTCTTTAAATTCGTCGGCGGAAAATTCGTAAAAACATCAGAGATTTCAATAATTTCTGAAAAAGATTATTCAACCAATGGGGAGGGAGTTCTTTTGGTGAAAAAAGTTGACACTTGTATTTTGACTTTGGATTCCACAACAACAGACAATATCGTTGTGAAATCCTTAACCAAAACCATTATCAGACCCGACAAAGGATTGATTGATGAAGAGTATTCTGAATTAGAAATCAACAAAGGAACCGCAGTTCATTTCCAATTTATGGGTGGAAACTGGTATATCTTGGGTTCCGACGGAATTAAGTGGGACTAACCAACTCCAAATCCGCAAGTTCGTAGATGTAGTTTGGTGAAAGTCCCCTCTTTCTCCAATATTCGAGTTCCTGATCTGAAATAGTCAAAACCTCTTCCAAAGAATCTTGGTCAGTTTCCTTGATCGGCTTACCATTGATAAGTTTACATTGTGTTTTTGTGAACACATACTTATCTTTTGGATTATCAATCAAAAGGTTATCACGAACAATTTCATCAAACACAACCAAAAGAGGTTCAATTCGTTTGTTGATCGTATTGATTGCTCTTGGAACATTATATTCACCCACCTTATCGGGGTTGTTTTCAATATCTTGAGAATCCAAACGATAACAATTGATGATTAATTCATCTTTTTTCTTTTGAACATCCCCGTGAGATTGGCGGGTTCCATTATTTACATAATAAATCACATCACCAAGATCTACCTTCAGGTTTTCTTTAATTGCTAGTTCCATATGTGCCATACGTGACATCGGATTTCCTGCGGTAGTTTTCATACCACACCTTTTGACATAATCTTCAATAGATAGTTTTACTTTTGCTCGGTTTGCAATTTTTAACAAAGGAATTTGACGGTTATAAATCTGATCTATATAGTCGTAGTAATATGCGACAAACCCTTCACCATCACCTGCGAGAAGCATTCTCAATCCCTTGTCAATAAATTCTTCAATATAGATCGGAAGTTTCTTTGACTTAATAGTATTTCCCACAAGTTTGATTTTTCCTTTTGCCGTTACAAGAGCATAGTTCTTTCTCGCCACATTGATACAAGAAGGCCAAACCCCGTCAGTGTCCAAAGCCATCTCTCCCCTCATATAGATATCATTATACTCAGCCACGTGAGCTTCAGTACCCTTATATACCTTTCCCTTTTGAACCTTCCAGTTCAATCCCTTTCCGATATATTCATAGTCCTCGACATCGGGTGGTGAAGAGAAGTTCACACCGTCGGTATCCATAACGAGGGGGTCAAATCCTTTGTCCATAAAAAACTTGATCATCTGACGCAAGTATTGTCTTCCTGTACAAGTGATCTGCTCACCCATATACATATCACCCCAATGGAATACTTGAGGAGCTGACAAAGCGCCGAACATGGAGTTGATGAAGATCTTAATCGGAAGTTGTTTTCTATTATATTGTGATGACAACTTCGGATTGGTAGAATAATGGTCTTCAGCAAGTTGTTTATATTGGATCCTCGCATCACGGAAAAACTTAAGCATCCCCTTCATCGCATTGGTTACATCACATTCAGGGAAAACATCATGAACAAGTTGAATGGAAGGATAAAGAGAAGAGAAGTCAAGTTTCAAGACATTTTCAGAATAACCCACCTTAATTAGTCGTGACAATCCTCCCACGAAGTTGGTTTTTTCTTCTTTTGCGGGAATGGCAAGCTTATGTTTATAAGACCATGCGAGCATAAGCATCTTCCACAGGGTTGCCGTTCCCATCGTTGAAACCCTTTCATAAGTGGTGGGAAGCATGGACGCAAGAAGGAATGATGCTTGATTATATTCTTCATCCACAACCATCGTTTCCTCCAAGTCACCATCAAGATATTTCTCCACAAGTTCCATACCCGTCACCTTTTGGTAAACACCGGGAAACCGAACATCCAAATCCTTAAACTCTTCTTTATCTTTTCTCCAATTTCCGTTTTGGATATTTAACCAAAAGTTTTCATTATCACGATAAAACGGTCCGATGTCTGTGTGATCAATATACACACGATTTTCTTTGTTCGCTCCGATATATTTGGTAATATACTTAAGACCTGCCGATTTAATATCGGAGTTAATCGCTTGAGCTCTTCTCACCGCATGGATAATATCAATCACATTATACCCCCAAATGGAGGTTTGAACATATTTCTCCACCTCGTTGGCGAGTTTCAACATATTTTCCCTTTGAGAAATCTTTCTCTCAGGGTTAAGGGATATACAGATTTGTTTGATATCCAATCCCAAGATTTTGCACCTTTCAAAGATCCAAAACCAGTCAAAGTTGAATCCGTTATATGATCCAATGATGGAGGGTTTGAGTTCATTGATTACCTTGAAGAATTCAATAATACCATTCTTCTCGGTTTCATCGTCATGACATTCAATAACCCGATGATAACCTTTGTTGGTTTTCATACCGATCATAAAGATACGACCGTCCTTCGGTTCCAAAGAGGTCGTCTCCAAGTCAAATACAAAACGGGTGATCTCGTTATATTCAGAAAAACCTTTGAACAACCTTTTTTCTCTTTGGATTAGATATTGTTCCACAGGTGGAAGGATCATAATCTTATCCTTACCTTTTTCACCATAAGGATCAATTCCTCCGTCACGGAAGAATTTAATCAAACTACGATAACCATTGAGACATTTAACCATAAAGGTCAACCCCTTCTCCAATCGCTCGTTGTCATGGGTTTCGAGTTTTTCAATAACGATTTTGTGTTCACTAATTGCTTTTTGTTGAAGTTCTTTGGATCCATTATAGAACTTTAGAGATCTTAAATCTCCAACCCAAGCGAAGGGAATAAATGTATCCCTTTGGATTGTTTTACCCCTACCAGGTACTTCTTTGATTTTATATATACAGTCGTTTACGAAATCAAATTCAACGGAAACGATATGTTCTTCGGGGTCACTTCCCTCAAGGAAGGACTTGATAACGTCGGGTGATGGTGCTTCTTTCATAGTTTTTCAAATGGTTTATTAGCTGTCGGGTCATCCGACATTTACCTTTTGAAAAACATAAAACAATTAGACCGTTAAATCAATTGAGTCCTTGACATTAATAAATAAAGGTTCACGAATTGGAGTTTTTAAAACACCTTTTCCGGGTATAGAAATAAAAAATTCACCTTCATATCTTCCAACCCTGTTTGTGTCCTGAGATCTGAATTTATAAAAAATATAATATTCGGTATTTGTTTCAGGTTCAGTAAATTCTTTTGCAGTTATAAACGCTCTTTGATTTACGACTTTCTTGGTTCCCGTAGCAACATCATTCATAGAAAAGAAAATGGTTGCCTTTTCAAGATCATCCATAAAGTCAGTAAACATCGTTACCCCATCCTTAGTAAGTTCTACTTTAAGGAGGGGAAGATTGGAGTTTTTATTGATAAAGAATTCCATAGTTTTAACATATGATTAGATTTAACTCCCCATCAGTATTAATGACTTCGAAAACATTTCCACTCTGACCTATAAATCTTCCGACAGGCGCTGGTATGATACAGGAAGAATCTATATAGAGATGATCTCCATCTTGAAGAACTGTAGGTCCGTAATAGGTACTAGTATTTGTGAAAATATTAGAACAAGCTTGACCACCATCAGTTGTCCAATTCAAAGATAATTGATTACACTGAGCAATAACTGCTGAACTATCTGTACAACCAGTACAGTAACCAATATTCGTAGTATCTACGGTTCCCTGATTTGCACTTGTAAATGTAATTGAATTTCTGTAAATACAACGGTTAATACTTGTTGATGCTGTGGTACCGGGGAATGCGATTGGGACACTTGACGAATACACGGTAGAGTTACATCCAACGTAGGTAAATGTGACAGATTGACTTGTGGATGTGTTAGTAACTGTAATACCACTTTGACAACAAGCACTTGAAACAATGTTGATGTATCCGTAATTAGTTTCGTCATTTATGTCCTTGTAGAACATAGCGTTTTCGGGACTAGAAGTGTAATCTGAGTTCGGACCTGAAGACCAGGGTTTGAATACTGTAGTATAGAACGCTTCGTTGAAAGTGTTATTATTACCATAAATTATTTCACCACAGTAAGCATTCCAGGGTGTTTGGTTACCATTCACACAAGTAACACCAAGTTCTGTTCTGTCTCTACCTAGCACGAATTCCGCACCCGCACCCGTTGCTCCTGTATAAACATGGAATCTATATGTTATTTCAGGACATAGTGTAATTGTTGGATTACCTGTAACTCCGTTAAGAGACCATTGACCACCATCGAGTGTTACAAAAATATCATGATAACTTTGGCAATTAACATATTTCTGTATCGTAACCAATTCATTCCCGGTTGGAACGATGTTCGGGTTATAACCGGAATAACTGATGTAGTAAATCTGATCTTGTGATGAGTTATATGCGTAACAAGGTAAACCTGAAGTTTGTGGTGTACTTGGATTGTTTTGAAGACACGTATCAATGAAAGTATCGTAAGTTATTGTTTGTGATTGACTATTATAAACAACAACTTCTGTGTCACAATTCACACTACAAGTATAAAGAGTACAATTTATTTTGTTTGTGTTGAATTTACCGTTAATCTCATCAACACCTACTGCTCCACCAAGAAGTAATTCACAGATACTTATGATGTCATCTGGTGGTGTATCATAGGCATAGGAATAATATTCACCAAAACAATTTATGGTGTCCGAAGAATAAGATGTAAAGTTAATTGGACATAATGAGGTTGGAGTTGGGGTTGGGGTTGGTGTCTTTGTGTTTGTTGGTGTAACTGTTGGTGTAACAGTGGGTGTTGCGGTATTAGTAGGTGTTACAGAATTTGTAGGTGTGTTTGACGGAGTATTTGTTGGTGTAACAGTTGGTGTTGGAGTGGGTGGTATTGTTGAACCTGTTTCAGAACAATAACAACCAGTATCACCGGAAATATAATAAAGAAAACAATCAGTGGTTAAATTCAAAAATGAATCAAGATCTACAAAAATTGGAAATTGAGATGACAAATAATCGTCAGCGACCAGAACCCAGTTAGGTGGTTGAACACATTCACTAACTAAAACATCAAAGGTATTACCTTCGATTTGTCCATTCATTCCTATTTGTACTACTGTTGGCATTTCAATTAATTTTTAACATATAACTTCAAAAATCTGACCCTGTAATCCAACAACTTCAAAAACTAATCCACCCTGAAGTAAAAATCTACCTGCTGGAACTGGTGTTGAACAACTTGAGTCTTGATATAAATAACCCCCGTTTTGTAAAACGGATTGTCCATAATAAGTATTTGTGTTTGTAAATCCGCCACTACATGCTTGACCACCATCAAAAGTCCAATTCAAGACAACTGCCGTACATGCTTTAGTTGGTGTTGGTGTTAAAGTCGGTGTCGGAGTCTTGGTCGGTGTATTTGTTGGTGTGGGTGTCATTGTTGGCGTCTTACTTACGGTCGGTGTTACGGTCGGTGTTAATGAAATACTTGGTGTTATTGAAGGAGTTATAGATACACTTGGTGTTATGGAGGGTGTTAAAGAAATTGTTGGTGTTATTGATGGTGTTACGGTGTTTGTTGGTGTAATTGTTGGTGTATTTGAGGGTGTGACTGTTGGTGGATTTGTCGACCCTGTTAGCTCACAATAACAACCAGTATCACCCGAAATATAATATAAATAACAATTATTAGTTATTGTAATATATTGTTCTAAATCCAAGATCACAGGAAAGTCATCAAAAGACAAATCATTTCCAACTTGTTGCCAAACCGGTGGTTGAACGCATTCACTAACGAAAACATCATAAGATGTAATTCCGATAATTTCATTTGTCATTCCTATTTCTATATTAGTTGGCATTTTTAAAAATAATTAACAAGCATTTCCTCCTGTTATGGTTATTAACACACCATAATCATGGAATAGTTTATTTACTTTGACACAAATATTGATTGTGGTAGATTGATTATCAGTAAGAGTTACAGAATAATTCGTACCCGTGCAAGATTGATAGGAGAATGTCTGAATGGAACCAGAGACATTTGTTAATGTAAATCCACTTTTACAATTAGAACAAGTACTATCTAAACAACTAGCAACAGGATCAACCAACTCATCCCAATATGTGAAAATATCACCATTCTGAGCCGTCGTTATTGTTGATCCAGGTGATGCAATTGTCCAACAAATACTATCATTCGGACCAATCAATGCGTTTTGTTCATTTAAAAGATATGGTGCGTATATCTCGTCACCAACTGAGGCTGATTGGAATTCGCTTGTGAGATAATCAAAAGACGCCACAATTGTTTTATTGGTTGCACAGTTTGTCAATCCAACATATGTCACAGCACATTTACCTTGACCACAAAGTAAAGTACCGTTTTCAACATATGTTGTGTTAAACGGAAGACCGCTATTGTAAGGAATTACTTTGTAACACTCCTCAATATTGAAAGTATTTCCGAATGATGTTATAGGTATCAACATTCTAACGGTATCACCAATATTATATGTTTGTGTTGTTATTTTATTGAATGTATGTGTATTGTAACCAATATTTGCAAAGTTTGAGTTATGATTATACGCACATGATTCGAAAGAATATATTGGATCAGGTGTACTAGTAACTGTCGGTGTTGGTGTGGTGGTTTTTGTTGGTGTTATTGTAGGGGTGGTAGTTGGTGTTGGTGTTGGTGTTCCACAGAAATATCCTGGATCACTTGGGTTACAGTTAACATCAATCTCACCAATACATGCTGCACATTGTAAACAATTATTATGTAAAACATAACTGTTAACAAAATTTGAGTTGGTTGGTGCAATACCACCTACGGTCCAACACCTCAAAATACCAGCGAATTCGTACTCAATAATATCACCGGGTATCAATTCAGGTGGTAACATTGCATTTATTTGACCATCTGTACAGCATCTGATAAGTATTCTTGGTGTGAAAGTACTATTTGTCGGAGTAATAGTTGGTGTTTTGGTAACAGTCGGAGTTGGTGTTTTTGTTAAAGTTGGTGTTGGAGTTGGGGTTGCCACACATCCAGGAGCATCCGAAGCCGCAACTGCGTCGACACAAGAAATAAATCCTGTTTCAATAGTGTCAAAAATAACATCACCGGGGAATAAACCACCAACTTCGTATGCAATTCCATCAGCAACGATAAAGTCCCCTTCTGTGATGTAATCAGGTAACCATCCATTTATATTAGGATATAAACCATCGCAACATGAATCCAATCTTCGACCTACAAAACAATTATCCGCATCAGAATAAAGTGTGCATGAATAACAATTATCGTAAAGGGTTATTTCAAATGTCACAGAAGATTGAATTTGTGCCGTGACATCAAACTCAACTCGTTCATAACAATTCTTAATGAAATTGGCATTATTTGAATTATTTGTAAACATAATTTCACCTATAGATGGTAGTAGATTCTGTGATGGATTTGCGAAACTGAAAATATTGGTAATAATGAAATTATAACGGACACCAGTACAGCACTCTTCAAATGTTACAAGATTGTAATAAGGTGTTGTTGTAATTGTTGGTGTTGTAGTGACTGTGGGTGTCACAGTTAAGGTTGGTGTCACAGTTAAGGTTGGAGTTACCGTAGGTGTTGGTGGATAGACGCAATCTACGGTAATCGATGCTGCAATCGCTTCATTACAGTTTACGAATCCTGTTTCAATAGTTGTAAAATAAACATCACCGGTGAATGGTCCACCCACAAAATAGGCTAATCCGTCAGCTACAATGAAATCACCTTCAGTTATATATGGAGGCAACCATCCATTGATATCGGGATAAAGTCCCTCACAACAAGCATCCAATCTATGACCTATAAAACAATTTTCTTCGGCAGTATATATAGTGCAGTTGTAACAATCATCGTAGAGCGATGCTTGGAATGTGACATCACCAAAGAACGGTGCGGTCGGATCAAAATCTACACGTTGTAAACATAGTTTGATAAAACTATCATCAGAAGAAATATTAGTAAAAATAATTTCATCAATTGATGGTGTTAAAACTTGTCCAGGATTATTGAAATCAAATATATTAACAATCAAGAAATTGTACTTTTCACCAGAACAACATGCTTGTAATGTTATGACATCCGTAATCGTGCAACCCGAGAATAAACATCCCGAAACAGAGGATGGTTGATTCACATTATAAATAAAATAATCAGCAGTTTGGTTAACAACAGTTACACAAACATCCAAATATCCCGCATCCTGTATTTCCGGTACATAATAAGTTTGTCCGAAATTACCATAAATCTCATTTCCAATACCAAAGGGACCATCGAATAGAATATAAATATTCCCTGTGTTACAACCCCTGAAGAAAGGTAATGTAAGAGGTGTTACGGTTGGTGTTACAGTGTTAGTAGGTGTTGGTGTTGGTGTAAGGAAAACTAAATTGGAGTAACAACCCAAATCACAGATAACACCTTCGGCAAAACATCCCAAGTCCGCAGTACAAGCGGGTGTTGATGTTATTGTTGGAGTAACGGTTGTTGTTGGTGTAATAGTAGGTGTAAGAGTTCTTGTAGGTGTTCTTGTTGGTGTTGGAGTTCTTGTTGGTGTGGCAGTTTCGGAAGGTGTTGGCGCGGTATAACAAGAGCATTCATAATAATCTCTACAATCTCCATAAAAATCAGCACCCAAATAAGTACCGGCAAAAACACCGGTTGATCCAAATGATACCGGTTTATAACATATACCATTATATACAATTCCACCATCATTATTTAACCAATCGGTACTGGTTGTTTGGATGTAAATATCAGGACCCGACTCACCCTCACAACAAGTTCTAAAATTCCAAGTTATATATATTGGAGAATCACCTACAAATGTGACTTTTGCATACTTGTCATATGTGGTATTTGGTCTTGTTGATGTAATATTTGAAAATTCCGAAAAGTATGGTAAAAAATTACTATAAGTCTCACTAGGTAAGATAACGGTGGTCGTTCCTGTCAAAGTGTTACGACTTATTGTTACACCAGTTTGTATATCAACATATTCTGATCTGACTTCATCATATAATCTATTAGTAAAAGAAATAGTAATGTCTTGAGAATAAGTTGTAGAGGCAGTAAAGGTATAAATGGATTTCAATGAACCCGAACTATATTCGGAACCAAATTTAATTTCTAATTCAGTTAAAGGAGAAGGTGTTGGGGTAGAAGTTTTAGTTGGTGTTGGTGTTTTAGTGTTGGTCACTGTTGGTGTAACAGTTGGCGTTTGAGTATTTGTCGGTGTTTGAGTATTTGTTGGTGTAAGAGTATTTGTTGGTGTAATTGTGTTCGTAGGAGTTGTTGTGACCGTTGTGGTTGGAGATAAAGTCGGAGTAACCGTTCTTGTTGGTGTTGTTGTTGGTGTTTGACTCGGTGTTATAAATGTTACGGATTGAGTTTCAATACAACCGAAAGGTGATAGGAAGTACAAAGTATATGTATATCCATATGTTAAAATGCTAGATCCTGATATAATTGTTTCGATAGTTGGTGTAGATCCGGTGTTTGATTCTGTAATATAATCCGTATTAGGGTTCAAAGTTATATCGCCAGATCCTGTGTTTGCAATAATTTGGTTAACCGTCCAAGTTCCTGTTTGACCTGAACATCTAACATCAATTTGAGAATAATCACCAAAAAAACTTGGGTTTTTAACACTTAATACTGTTAATCCAACTACATTACAATTGACAGATGGTGTCACGGTTGGTGTTTGAGTACGAGTCGGAGTAATTGTGTTTGTCGGTGTAAATGTATTTGTCGGCGTAAATGTGGGAGTTACACTCTGAGTTGGAGTATTAGTAGGTGTGACCGTATTTGTAGGTGTTTGTGTAGGAGTGGTGGTACTTGTAGGGGTATTGGTAGGTGTTTTGGTGGGTGTTGTAGTGGGTGTTTTGGTGGGTGTAGATGTAGGTATTGGAGTATTAGACGCTAAGTTTGTTGGTGTTATTGTTGGTGTCAAACTTGGTGTTTGTGATGGAATCACAATAATATTTTGATCGGGACCACAACATTCTACATAATCTTCATTAAATATTGATTCTATAACATGAATATAAATTTTATCATATATTGGTATTATTTCATCACCACGACTATTTGTTATAAAAAATTCACCTATAAAATTACCTGTTTTTTTTATTTTATTTTTATTGAATTGATATTTCAAAACTATCTTTTCATCCGATAAAACAACGATGACAGGATCTTTTAATATTTTTTTGATACCAGTTTCCTCATCATACATAGAAAAATAAACAGTTGATCCGGTTAGGGTACTTTCGGATATGTTATATAGGTTCCTACCATCCAATAGGAGATCAACCTGTAATAAAGGTAAACTTGAAGATTTTTTTATAAAAAAACTTATCATAATATATTATAAATATACTATGACTCTTTTCTTAATTTACTATCATAATGATCAAAACGATTATGTTCTGTTGGTGTTAAGAGAAGTATACCAGGATATATTCTATTCTTGAGTGTTTCTTGGTAAATGTGTGACATCCAAGTTTGTTCATGAGGATATGACCAAGTAGTTTCCAAAAACATTTTTTTATTACCTTCTTTGGTTACAATTTGAGGCCAGTTAGAATAATAAACTTCTCCGATGGCATAAGGAATACCCTTATAACTTTTAATGTTTTTGAAATTAGTTCTTGGTGCGTTTGGATCTAACCCTTGAGTTGGTAGTTTGTTATACTCAGGCCAATTTTGATTTCTAAAATCCTGAGGTACGTTATACCAAGACCATTGAGTTGAGTTATCACCGTAAAATTCAGTAAAGTTAAGCTTTAAAAAATCAAATCCCTCGTTTTTGGTAATTTCTAATGACTTAGAATAGATTTGTGAAACTTTTCTACCAAAACCATTTTTACAAAAATCCTCCATTCCTCCATAAAAAAACATATCATCTTCAAAGAAAAACATAAAATCCGAGTCACTGTTTTCAAAATGTTCGGCAATATATTGTCTACCACCACAAATTCCTAAATTTTCAGGGAACTTAATTTGAATAAAATCATATTCCTCACAAAGTTCATCATAAAGTTCATCGGTACTTCTATCTGTTGAATTATTTAGTAAATATTTTTTTGGTTTTTCAATAAAATCATCATCATAGTGAATAAAAGTATTTAACAATTTTTCAAATTGTTTTGGACTGTTAAACGTGATAACATAAACCGAAGTTTTATTCAAGTCCAAATTCATATTTTTATTTGATATCCTACTTTCGTTTTTAATTTTGAGATTAGAATTTTTTAAATCTTCGAAGAATTTACCCAATAAACCATTTGACTCTATTTCAAAATAATCAAATTGTTGTGGATGTTTGTAAACCATAATTGAAAAAATACTTTCTTCTGTACCCATAAAACCTCGACTAATCGTATCATTTGTAATACCATAATAGATGTTCATAGCGTCAGATATTTGATCTTTAGGACCACCGAAGAAACCACCACGAGCGACTCTTTTGACCTGAGCACCCGATAATTTACAAATTTCATCATAATTAAATCCATGAATTTCACCATCGGCATCATAGGGAAAACAGATAAAAGAAAATTTATTTATAAACTTGGGTAATTTATCTAATACTTTATCATGTGTGAAATATCCTCCGTGAACGGTGTTTGTTATTCCAGCATCGATCCAAAACATATATTTGGAATCAAATTGGTCCATGATTTTCGCATCGTTCAATAAAAATATTTTTTGCATAACCAAAGGATTATACATCTCAAGACGTGCTTGAGTTGACTCACTTAACCAACCCTTTTGATTAAACCACTCGGGATTAGTTCTTATTTTTTGAATTTTATCATAAAAATCACCTTTGAACCAATCTAAATTTCTTTCAATGAATTGAACTCTATCATGAGATTTATTGTTTTCGACAAATGATTTCAGTTCAGAATCACCAAAAATAATTAAATTTTCAGGTATATGAAGAAATTCCTTAAATTTTTTCAAGTAATGTTCATAAGATCGAGACCAACCCTCCTCAAGATTAACTCTACCAATATCCCATAATCCCGTTACTAAAGTTATTTTATTCAAATTTTTATTTGATTTTTCAGAATCGACCATTTTTTTTTCTAAAAAATATTTTTTGAGTTTAGATAAATTCCACAAGGACAAAGTTTTTCTATTACCACTCTCAAAATTATCTACATGTACGTCTTCCTCAATATATAATTCCGGTTCGGGAAAGTTAAATGGTGATGACATCAAATTGACAGGGTAAAACCTCCCGTAATCAACCCCTTCGTTCTCTCGATCTATTGAATCTTTTAAAGGTGGTGACCAACCATCTTCCTTTTTCAATGCCCATGTTGTAGAAAGTAAATATTTACAATCAGATCTTAAAATATTTTCAACCATCTGAATACCTACTTCGATCGGTTGATGACCAATTACATCTCTAACAATCAATAAGTCAGATTCGGGAATTTTATCAGTGGCTAAGTCTATACAATAGAATTCATGATATGGGTATTTATTTCTATTTTCTTCAATACACTCTTCTACGATGTCGCAACCAATATATCTTTGAATATCACTGAACAAATACTGAATCCAGTTTAAATCACCGCAAGGTAGATCAGTAACAGAATTAATACTATATTCCTTTAATACTAACTTTAATTTTTTTATGAGGTTTTCAGTAGATGAAAGTGTACTACCTGGTCCACTTTTGGATTCCGTAGATCCAAAACCATAATTTTGATATATATTTTCGAATATTCTTTTACTCTCTATGTTCATTATTTCAAACTATTCTTTTTTTATTATCAAATGAAAACTTACCTTAAATTATTTAAAAATTTCTAAATCTTCAAAAAAAGAATAAATTATTTCCATCTGATTATCAGGAATACAGTTTCTTTCATACCACAATCTAGACTCATTAATTATAAATTTATCAAAACCGGAAGTAACTATTTCATTTATTTTATTTTCTACTTTTTCAACAATATATGAAATATGATTATCTAAATAAATTTTTGATTTGATGTCGTCATCAATTAATTCAATATAATGTTTATCTATTATTAAAGGATCATAAGTGAGTACGTCAAGTTTTTCTCGTAATAATAAACATCCTAAACCAAATGATTCTAAATCTCTGTAACATATTTTAGCTGCGCCATCCAAACTAAGTGAAAACTTATATTTAGAAAATTCTTCGTAATATTTATTTTTTGTTAAAAAATCACCCTTGTTTTTTTTTCTCAAATTAAAAAATTCACTAGTATTCAGTACGTCGATAATTCTTTCTCTAACATCGTAACATAATGCATTCATATACACCTTGTTATATATTTTATTATTCTTTCTATTTTTTTCAATCAAATTTAATTCTGAAGTATTTTCTAATAAATAAATCGATGGTTGGATATCAATTTTCCCCCAATATCTGTTAATTATATCTTGATCCAATCGTGACACACACGAAAATTTTACAACATCAAAATGTTCAATACCACTTCCAAATTCTAAAATTGCAGGTGCATAATCATGCCAACTATGAATAAATGTTTTTCCATTAAGTTTGTTTTGAATTATTAAATTCAATGGGTGAAATACAGATGGATACCCATTGTTATAATCAACCTTACTTCCATGTATTTTGGCTAATTCATTCGAAGAAATGTATTCTACATCTATCCTTTTTACATCTTTTAAATAATTAAAGAATTTATTGTAGAACTCACCAGCATACCAGTCGTTGTAAAGCACATCATATGATACAGTCAATTTCATGTTATTAATTCCAAATTTTTTTTTATATTTATTATTTGTTGATCTGGATTATGAGATTTTGAATAATATAAAAAAGTAGAGTTCCAACTAAAAGAAGTATAATAGTAAATTTCCTTAAATTTGGATAAAATCACCATTTCTGCTAAATTATCGTATAAACGGTCTAACAGTAATTCCCTATTAAAATTTTTATTGTAGAAATAGTATCCATGATCGTTTGGTAATTTTTCTAAGTTTTCATACTTATATGTTATAATATTTGGTAACAATTTTACTCTATCTAAAATAAATTTATTGTTGGATGTGAAATAGAATTTAGAGTTTGATATTACCAATTTATTGTGTAACTCTTCTACAAATTGACTAAAATCTTCTGTTGGTGTTAAAGTATAATCAAAAAACCGTATCTGTATTGATTTTTTAATTGTACCCAATTCAAAATTGTCGACTCTCTCATAAACCTTCTTATTAAATTTTGGTAAGAAAATTGGTATGTGTTTATTAGATAAAAGAGTTTCCATGTTGAAATCATATTTGGGAAATGTCTTTTCGGGTAATTCATTAAAAAAAACATCCCACCAATGAACACCAGGTCTGTCTGGACCATATTGAGTTGAATGGTAGGTATAATCCTCAAAAATTTTTGTTTTAATCGAATGTTCGACATTTCTAATTCTTTCAAATATCTTAAATGAGTCTAAATCAAAAACTTCTTCAAAATTACAATAATTTATAAATTTGTTTCCCATACCGTCACCATTTGATGCAAAAATTAATTCACATGTATATCCTATATTTTTATAATAATTTACAAAATTTAAAATTTCAATAACTCCACAGTATAAATTACCTAATCCATTACTAAAAGTTAATTGAATCAAAAGCTTCATTTAGAAAAAATTTTGATAGAGTTTATTGTTTCGATTTATATTTTTTTCCTGTAAATACTTTTCTAAGTAAATTTTACAATTATGCCCTCTGTTAAAGTTAAATTTACCTCCAGCGATTACTTCAGTCCATAAAAATAAAAAATAATCACCATCAAGAGGTCTATCATCAAAGGAGTATGGTGTATTTTCGTAAAATCTATTAAAACAACAATGTTTAAAACCAAAATCCCAAAAATTATTATCAATCTCATAATATCCGTAACTACTAAAACCACTTCTATTTTCTCCTTTTTTATTTTTAAAATTACTGGTATCGAATTCTTTTAAGGAAATATTTAAATTGTAATTTAATAATTCAATAAATGAAGAAGTTTTCCAAATCATAGGTTGGAGTGTTATCATATGACAATATGATGTGTTAAAATTCAAAAAATAATTGTCGGGTATTCCATATTCCTTATAATTAATGTTCATAACGTCCCAATTATGACCATATGACATTAAAGACAAATGATCAACATTTTCATTAACCATAAAATTAATCAGAAGTTGTAAATTATTTTTTTTTATATAATTTATAATAAAAAGATCATCTAACGTAAAAAGTACAAATTCTGTATCTATTTTTTTTAATGCCTTAATAAGAACTTTTGCAAAGTGCCTACCTTCATTTTCTAAAGGTATTTCTGAATTAATTTTTATAAAATTATTATAATTCAATAAATCATTTTCAGGGAAATTATTAGATACTAAATATTTTTTTATATCAATATCGGAAAAATATTTATCATATTCGAATGTTGATAATTCGGCAATTGGTAAAAAAGTTTCATTAGTATAAATAAGTAATGATAATTTGTCAGAGTTCATTTTGTTTAATAAAAAACATGATTATATGGTTTACCTCTATTATCTGTAAAAATTTCACCGACAAAAAAATTATCTCTGTTTGGCGGGACTGGGAAATTATTCAGATAGTGAGAACAGTGTGTCAGTGTCGAATCTAAAAATTTTGGTTTAATTATTTCTCTCATAAATAATTGATCAGAAAAGTATCCCAACCCTCCGTACCATTCATTTATTAATTGTTGCATATTTATTCTATCGTTTTTTTTCATACCCCACATACCACCCATTACATTGTCATGACACGAATGATCTTGTATTGAGTGAAATAAAAAATCTGATTCCATAAATAAATCAACACATTCCTTTTCTCTCATTGATAATCGAGAATCGGCATCACGACTCAAGGTTACGGATACATCACTGTCGTCAACGGATAAAAATCTCCACATCATATAAGAATAATTTTCATCTTCTTCCATATGTATGACTTCAGTATTACTAAAATCTTCAAGTTTGTTTGTTATTTCCTCACTTACTGAATTACCACAGTAAAACCTACATATCCAATCAGGATATATGATGGCACCCAATTCGGCATTGCAAATCGCACCATTTGTATATCTAACATCATTACCATATAGAGAAAAACTAATTACTTTTTTCATTTTTTAAAAAAAATTCATTATTTACCCAAATGTTATGTTTATCGAAAGAATCAACTAACAAATCTCTATCTTGTTCAGACCAAAGACTAAATAAACGATTATATTCGTTTAATTGTATTTGTGTATATTTGTTATTTGAATTCATGATTTTTTATTTTTTACTGTAGTGCTCTATATAATAGTTCAAATCTTCAGGAGTACCAAGACCCCACATTCCTAATGTGTTAAATATTCTAATTTGTTTATTATCTTTAATGGCTTGATTAAAAACAGGACACACATAAAATTCATTATTTATTCGAATATCATTATCAATCATCTGTTCAGCGTACTTAACAAAATCCGATCCATGTTTCCAATAATAATATCCAACCGTTGCGATATTTGATATTGGATTCTTTTCCGCCACTTCGGTGACTAATCCTTTTTCATCTACTTTAACAAAAGACCATTTTGGGTGTGTTGCCGTAAAAGTTACAATACCTCCATCGGCCTCTGTTTCATTCATTTTATACATGAACTCATTCGAGTCCCATTCTACAAATTGGTCTGAGTTTGCAAAGAAGAGAGGATTATCATTATTTATATACTGTTTAGCCAATAACGCAGTACAAGCCGCTCCTTCAGTTAAGGCATCAACATCTATAATTTTACAATTTGGAGTTATGAGATTGAGTAAAGTGTCTAAATTGAATTTTTCTCTGTGTGATTTTTGAACGACGTAAATAAAATTTGCATCAATATTTAAATTTTCAACAACTACTTGAATCATAGGTTTACCATTAACATCTATTAATGGTTTTGGAAACGTATATCCCGCCTTTTCAAATCGACTACCCGCACCAGCCATAGGGATTAACACATTCAATTTATTATCTACCCATTTTGGATTTGTTTTGGTTTGTTTCATTTCTATTTCTTGTATTTTATTGTTTATATTATCCAAAGTTACCTCGTTAGGATTTTTAACTCTTAACACGTTGGCGTTTGTTCTTGACGCAGCAAGTAAACCATATGGGGAATCTTCAACAATTAAAGTTTCTTCAGGTAAAACACCCATCTTTGAAATTGTCTTCCAATACATTTCTGGATGTGGCTTAGAATTATTAACGTCTTCGTTTGATACAATTAAATCCATATACTCTATGATCTCTAACTTTGAAAGTACTGTTAGAACTGTTTTTCTTATGGAATTGGAGCAAACCGCAATTTTGTATCCATGTTCAGATAGTGCACTCATCACTAATTGTAAAGATTGATCAGGTTTTACTAATTTTAATTTTTGAATTGTGATCTCTTGTTTCTTATTCCAAACATCTTTATGTGATTCGATCGGTAACCCCTTTAGTTCTGTCAACATTTTTAATTTCTGGTTTGTTTTTAATCCATCGTATGTTGAAAGGTGTTCCGTCCAGTTAATTTCATATTTGGGCCCTAATGCCTCATTGAGGGCTTCAAAGTGAATATTTTTGGCATCGACCAAAACTCCATCTAAATCAAAAATAATTACTTTAATCATTTTTTATAATTTTCTATGTGGTCAGAACAAATACCTAAACAATTTTCTATATTTTCATTATACAATTCAGGAAGAACCGCAATGCTATTGAAAATTGGTTGATAACCTGGAAAAACCCAAACATAGTTCAAACTTGTTAAGGTGAGGACATCAGTTTGATGCCAAAAAAAATTATAGTTACTATTACTATTTTTAAAGAATAACAAAGCATCTATGTTTTTACAGTGAATCCAAAGTTTTTCGATTCTATCGGTAAACCATTTTATATCAATCTGATACATTGGGTTATCATGACCAAGAAAAAACAAGTCATCAATCTTCCAAACATCTATTTCTACATCGTATCCTTGATTAATGGCAATATCAATGTATTCAGGATCATTTTCCAATAAATCATTTTTCCCAAATATGTTCCCCCTGTGTGAAATTAATATCATAAGTTACCAATCATTCTTTCACCCCACCCCTTAGATTCAGAGTGTGGCCAAACCACCCAATATGCTGGTTTTTCTTCTGCATTGAAAGTTCTCCAAACTTTACAATACCCGTCAGGATCTCTGAAAAATCCTTGAATTTCATGTTTATCCGCATCTTTGCGGTATATCGTCTCATCTTTATGATCGTGGAATGCAACAACCCAAAAATCATAATCTTTTTCAGGTACACGATCATATCCAACATCGATACAATGTTTAAATTGTTTTGTGAATGAATTGATCCAATCTTCTTCTGTTTCGTAATTGTACGGATTTGGAGGGTATCCTTTATCTAATGTATACTTTTGAATTGCTCTCTTACTGAAAAGTAATCCCGAATATTTTTCATAATCTCTTAAAGTTCTTACTGATCCAAAACCAAACTGACCTAAGTCAATCATTTCTTCCCCGTCCATACCAAAGAGTTGTCTGTTCCTTTTGTGTGAGTGATTGTTTTTTTCAACCCACTTTTTATCGTCATCCCATTGTTTGGTTCGTCCTTTTCTGGTGTATTCGTGATATACAACTACTTTGTGAGGATGGAATAAATCATATCCGTGAGTATACGCTCTTGCTGAAATACTAATTTCTTCACCGTGAAAATAATATTCGGGATCGTGTTGAACTTCTTTTGAAAATTGTCCCAAAGTAAAACAAAAGTGTGCGGAGTAGAATCTCGCTGGAACTGGTTTAGTTAATTCTGTCCAATTTGGAATTGTTTCGGGTAGGAAAAATACCGCTCCTTCAGGAATAAATCTATCAAACGCCATTTGCCAAGGATCTCTTGCTCTCCCCGCAGGATCGTTATCGGGATCGAATGAACTCACATAACCCGTAAGAAGTGGTTTTTCATGTCCATCTTCTTGAAGTTGATCGATCATATCAATCAAAGTGGTATCCCAACCCTTTTCAAATCTCATATGGGAATCAATTTGAAGGGTGTAGGTTTCATTTTTATATAATTGTTGGATAAGGTGTCTAGCCCAACAAGCTCCGTTTGATTCTTCGTAAGGAATATCTAAGATTCTAAATCTACTATCATCTCTAAATTCCTCTAATTTATCAAAACCATCCTCTTCTCTGAACTGTCTTGCAATACCAAACCTTAATTTTTCGGGTCTATCTGCGTTTGATATCATATCCCTAACTGTATTTTCTAGTTCAGGGTCCCGGTATGATGCTATTTGAACGAATATGGTCACTATTAATGATTTGAAAATTTATTTTATTCAAATCATAAATCAAGTTTGAAATAGGTAAATATTAACTATTTATCATTCCTGCTTGCCAATAAGTTTCACCCCCAACAGATACTGTTAAGTCAGGACTAAATCCTTGAACTTGGTATGTTTCTACGTTATTCAAATCAATAAAGTTTAAACTTGATCCATCCCACGCCTCTATACCCATCAAAGATGCAACTCTATCGATTCGGTTGAACACTCCGAATTCAATTCCAGAACCAAAAGTTCCACCTGCATAATTTAATCCAACGATTTTCCAAACTCCGTTAAATTTACCTAAGACCGCTGATCCCGAATCACCGGCTATTGATGGGTCTGGACAATCAACATTTGTCCTTGTATAAGCAATTTGATTAGTAAAACTTTTTCTATACTCAAACCCATCATTATTTTTCATATAACCCCAAACACCAACATTGTAGTTACTATATAAAGCCTTTAAACCACATAATGACCCCTCCTTTGGACCCGACGATCTTCCTGATGCCGCTAATTCAATATTATCAGTCAATATTGAGTCTATTTCAGCCGTTGTGGCAAAAACAGGCACATTAGTAAAACTCAGTCCATATTGTTTAAAAGATTCACTATTTGAGATGACACTTTCTTTTAACCCGATTAAACAACAATCAATTTCTGCTGCCACATTTGAGGTTAAAAGATGACAATACATAACTCTACCTAAATTATAAAAATCAGTCTCATAAATTGAATTTTCACCTGGTTGATAAATTTGTTCTATCAGTGAATTATAATCAAATGTACAGGGAGATGTCTGACATAAACTACCCGCTAAAAAATGTGTTTTTAATGCAACATGTAAATTAGTAACCCCAACCAATGATCCTGTTTCAGTATGTTTTGCTAAAAACCCGAGAGTACCAATCCCATCTGTGGTTTTTCGTATAGATATTCCACCAACAATTGGTCTTATATAACTTTTATTCGGTACTGGACTAAAAATACAACTACTGTTAAATTCAGACGGACATGGATTGATACGTGCGTCAACACTTTCAACCACATCGGTTTTCATAATAACACCATTTACATTTATCCTTGTTGGGATCAACTCAGATTGAGTTAAATTTTCTAGTGGTTTTTTTTCATCAACAAAAAAAACTATAGATAATTCATCAGTCACCACGCCATTTTTGATTTTTTTTCCCAAACAAATTGAATCGTTGTTATATTCTACTTTCAAATTTTCAATTGATTGTAATAAAATGTTGTTTTCCATTTTTATAAAGGATTAAATCTGACAAAAATTGTTCTTATACCTGAAGCGGTAGGGGTTTCTGATATTGAAGGTGTTATTGATGGTGTAACACTAGGTGTGATAGTAGTTGTTGGAGTTACGGTTGGGGACATAGTCGGTGTTTGAGACGGAGTCGCAGTGGGTGTTAAACCAGGTGTCACAGAGACCGACGGTGTTATTGAAGGTGTTGGTGTATTTGTTGGTGTTTCAGTTGGTGTTGGTGTATTTGTTGGTGTTTCACTTGGTGTTGCAGTGTTTGTAGGAGTTAAAGTAGGTGTTGATGTTATAGTAGGTGTTGGAGTTGGTGTTTTTGTGACCGTAGGAGTTACTGTAGGGGTTGGTGTTGGACTTGGACTTGGTAAAGGTTCAAAATTTTCACAATCCAAGCAGAAATAATCAAAGAGATCATAAGTATTTCTTAAAATTCTGTTGTTATGTTGAATTTGTCCACCATTCAATGGTTCCGCATAAAATCTAAATTCTGAAATGGCACCATCAAAAGTTCCACCAAAGTATTTTTCCAATAAAATACCCGTCTCTAATTGTGAAAGTGATGTTCCTGACAAAACTGTATCGGGAAATAATTCAGGATCTTGTTGGTAGGTAGTTCCGGTACAACTATTAAATGTTAGATTTTCCCTTAGTCCTTGAGTACCACCACCCCACGACATTGAATAACTTACACCGATTTGTTTTTCTTTTTCGGTATTCAAAGGTCTTGGAATAATTTCCTCAAAGTTTTCTACGATCATAAACAAATAACCATTGAGATATATTTTCAAAGATCCAAGTCGTTTATCTTTTGAGTCAATAAAATCTCTATTCATTACAACTCTTTGGACGGGGTATTCTTTTTCTTGGTCGTGAGTGTAAGGTGGTTGAATTAAACTTAAGGTGTCACCTCTTTCAGTTGCAGGGTAAATTAAGGAACTCATTTCCCCAATTCCGCCCTCATAAAGTAAGTCGCACCCCTCGTAGAAAGTATATCGTTTGAATACCACATCAACCTGTAACCATTTTTCCGTGTTTAAGAAGTCGGTTTGATTGGTACTTCCCGAACAAAAATCGTAAATTCCAATATCGGAATAAATGTTGTTGATTGTATACCCTGTTAAGTAATATTCGTGTGTTTCACAATCCGCAGTTGTTTGACACGCACCCGTGATGGTAATTGTCCTTATATTAATTTTTGGGTTTTTTGGGTCACCCGATAATCGTATAGCAAATGAATTTGATAATACATCTATCGTTGGATCTTTGGGTGGTATGGCAACCACTTTGTGTTCGCAGGCGTTTCCACATACAGTACAATCCGTTCCTTGATAGGTATCACCTGATATTGGGTAGACATTGTAACAATCCGAAGTGAACGCCGTAAGAGTACAAGAACAAGTTTTTAAACAACTTAATTCTTCAGTTACTCGTGTATAAGCCGTGTAACTTTCAGGATGACCGGTTGCGTAGTGATAAAATTTATCTTCCGCCCTTGTCCCCATATAGAAGAAAATTCCTGCGTTGTTGGGATAGATTTCGTTTAGAGTGGTCTCACCTGCACCGGGTTCAAATTCATCGTATATCCTTGGCTTGATTACCGTCTCCATAGACCATCCGAGTTCATATCTTTCGGGTAATATTTGCCAATCATATTCGTATAATTTGTAAAAACCTTGATAAAAACCACCATATAATTCTTGGTAGTAACCTATACCCGCCTCTTGTTTTGAAACTATATTATAAAGGGTGTTTGCCGTTATACCTGAAAATCTTGAGTTGGGTGATCTTACATTTGATGTAACAGAGATTAATTTTAGGTGTCTGTCGTATGATAATCTGTCAAATTTGTTGATTGAATCTAATAATCCTCTTGTGTAGTAAAGTGTTTCACCACTCATTCTGTCTGTGAGCCCGTTGTCAATTCCTGTTAATCCAACATCACAAATTCCACTCAAGGAGTAACAAGACACATCAACTAAATCAGGAAAAGGATAAAATTTATCTGACACTACATTATTGTCACTTTCAAAATCATCATAATATAATTCAAATTGAGGAGAACAATCGGGATCCCAAAGTCTAATATTAACAGGTAATACATTTCCGTCATCAAAGCCGATTAAATTTGTGGAAAATACGGTCTCCTGATCGTACTCAATCTCATCGTTAGACAGATAAAAATCATAGTACTCAGAAGTATCCAATCTCAATTTTATGGAGTTGTTGGAATGATTTCGGATATTTTGTATTCCCACGGCTTCTTTTTTAAAATAAATACATCTCACCTTGTATTTATAGATAAAAAAACTTAATGAAACTTAAGGGATATAAGTCAGTAACAACAGCCGAAAAAAAGGCAAAAGAACTCGGTTGTGAAGGAACTCACAAACACGGTGAGGTCTATATGCCTTGCAAAAGTCACAAACAATATGTTTCAAAATCAAAGGAACCAAAAAAAGAGCTGGATGAATTAATTGATTTTGATGGAACTATGAACAGTTCCAAAATACCATTTGG